TCATCCGAACCTGCCGAGCGCATAAACGCCCGCCTTGCCCGGATAAATACCCGCGGTCTGATTTTGATTCTGCCGTTGGCCCGGATCACAAAGCCCATCATGTCTGCGCCGCAGTCCTCATGGTCCCGGACATGCCACGTATCTTTGACAATCAGGCCGAAGGACGCTTTCAGGAACCGGGTCAGCTTCCGCACCGCCATCACCAGATTGCGCCGGTCCGTGCCGCCCACAAAGATGTCGTCCATGTAGAACAGGGCGCAGGTGCAGAGCGATACTTTCCTGCCCCGCCGTTCCTTATGCAGCCCCATCACAAACCGGTATCCGTAGCTCATGAAGTAGTTGCAAAGAAACTGTGACAGCAGTGAACCGATCACCAGTCCTTCTCCGTGCATCTTCAGCAGCGCGTCCACAAACCACAGCAGCAGCTTGTTCTTCCGGATGTCCCGCCGCAGCCATTTCATCGCGGTTTTCCGGCTCAGACTGTGAAAGCACTTCCGCACGTCCAGCTTGACGAAATACTTGACCTTGCCTTCCTTTGTCCACTTCTGAATTGCCTTCGCGCCCCGGAGCTGTCCTTTGCCCTTGATGCTGGCGTACTGATGGTAAGCGTATTTTGCGTCCCACAGCTCCTTCATGCACCAGACCGCAACATGCTCCATGACCTGCTGCATGACCGTCTCAATGCCGATAACCCGCGTCTTTTTGCTCAGACCGTCCGTCCTTGTCTCATACCGGATGGGTCCGAGATGGAGATCCCGCTGCCGAATCCGAAGGGAGATGTCCTTTGCGATCAGGTACACCGCCGCCTTCAGTTCCGGATACAGCCCGAACCCTGCTTTGGCCCGCTCCCGGATTTGCTTTCCGGTCAGTTCACAGTATTTCGCCGTGAACTCGCTGTAGTCCTTCCGCTTCAGTTTCGGATGAAGCGCTTCGTACACAAATCCCTCGATGGTCTCCACATCGGAAGGATCAACCTTTTTGCAGTATGTCTTCATGATTTCACCCTCCGATGCAGAGAGAAGAATCTTTTTGAATCTCAGGGCCTTTCGGTTGCGTCTACTAAGCCCGCGCCCGCGCACCCACCCGCGGACGCCCAGCCCCTTGCGGGGTTTACCGGGATTGCTCCCGACAAGAACAGCTCAAACCAAACTGCCCAGGTGCCGGAACGACACATTTTCGCCGCAGCGCGGAACTGACCATACGTTCGGGCATTGCGCCCCTCATAGATGTGTCATTCATTTCTTTCAAAAAACCGCCCGCCGATGTTCCAGTTCGCGTTCGTAAGCCCGTTGTTGCCGTTGCCGCATGACAATCCGGCATTCTCGACGCCGTTGTTCAGGTTGCCGAAGCGCAGCCACCGCGAAACAGAGGCCACCAGCGGATGTATGGCCAATCCCTGCCCGGATTCCTCCGGGTCTTCTTCCCCGTCCCCGTCCTGTCCGGACCGTTCCGGGGATGTCTCACTCCTGCTTTCATGTACGCTTACTTCACCCGTGGCTTTTCCGCGTACAGCAGTTTACATAATCCAAGCCGATTTCGATTCTTGATACTATAATAGTAAGTAGGGAGACCCCGCGAAATCGGTTTACATAACTTGATAGCTTCCCGCCTCCGGGGATAGGGGGCCGAAGCCCCCTCTTTCAGTCGCCGTCTTCGGTTCCCTACGCCGCCGCCTGAAATTCACCCCTGTTGCCGGTAACGGAAAGCCGCCCGCCGAGGTCCCAGTTCGCGATCGTAAGCCCGTAGCCGCCGATGCCGCATGACAATCCGGCAAACCCGACGCCGTTGCGCAGGGAGCCGAAGCGCAGCCACTCTCTCGTGCCACTTGCGGAGCTTGCTTCAAGATAGAAGCCGTCACGCGGCCCGCCAGAGCTGCTGCCCCCGATGTCGAACGGGAAAATCAGTTCGGGAAGGTTGCTGACTTCCCGCATCTGCTTCGGATACTGCCATCCCGCGCTTGCAGCCTTGGGGATACCGTCTGCCGCGCCCTTGTAATCGGACGTGATGCTGGTTGCCAGCTTCGTGGCGTCCCGGCAGACATGCGCCGCTTCCACGGCCACGTTGTCGATGGTCTCATGATTGAGAATGACATCCCCGAACACTTCATAGCAGCCCACCATGTACTCGATGCCCTGGAGCTTGACCGGGTATCTGTCGTTGGTCGGGTCGATGCCGCCGTCGTTGCCCAGCACGTCATCGGTGCTTCCCGTGTACCACTGCATCGTGCAGAGATGGTGGCTGGTCTCCGTGTTGAAGGTGGTGCCGCCGTTGTCCACATACACCGCGCCGTAGTCCGTGCCGTCCACGTTGACCGTTTCGATCTTCGTGATCTTCTTCCGGTCAAAGATGGCCGTGCCGCCTCTCGCGCTGGTGCTGAGATGGACCGTGCTGCCCACAATCAGGTTGGCCGCGTTCGCTGTGGTGAGCAGGACGCGCTCCACGCCGCTCTCCGCCTTGGCCGGGCTGTAGTCGTAGTTGTAGTTACAGCAGCCGTGCAGAACCCGGTCAGAGTCAAGCCGTGCGTACTTGAGGTACAGCATCAGCTTCAGGAAAGCGTCATCCGCAGAGGTAAGGCCGCAGTACCGCGCTCCCCATGCCGCCTGGACGCCGGTGAGCTGGCTGTTGTGGCTGACATCGAAGACCTTGACCTGCTGATCCGAGCAGCAGCTATAGTTCGGACCGAAGGCGTACTTTCCGTGAACGACAAAGTTTCTGACCGTATTGTCGTACAGGCTCACCGCTTCCGGCAGCGGCTCGTACCCGTCCAGCTCCGGCTCGTCCGTGTAGTCCCATCCGTACAGACTGTTCACGCTGTCCACGACAAACTTCTTCCAGCCCGTCATCTGCATGACCGACACGATCTTGCTGGGGTCCGTCTTGGCAAAAGTCCCGGCCACGCCGTCAATCGCCATGATGTGCGGGTCCCCGTTGGCGTCAAGCTGGACGTTGCAGTCAATCGGGAAGAACAGCGGCACGTTGGCAAAGTCGTCCGTGTTCTTCGTGGTCTTGGTGCTGGGTGTACAGCTCATGCCGAAGTTGTCCCCGGTCCGCGTCCCGTCTGAGTTGGCAGACTGGCCGCTTCCCGGAATGGCGAATCGTACCCCGCCCTTCCATCCGGTCCGCGTCATTTCGTACCAGTCTTCGCAAAGGCTGGTGTAATCCGTGAAGGCCGCAACGCCTCTGGAGATGAACCACGCCTTCATGACCCGCTTGTAGTTTTCCTCGTTCAGCAGCGACGCGATCACGTCCCCGGAAAAGCCGCCGCTTCGGATGGCGTCCGCAATGTCGCCCACCGCCGCCGCGATGCTTTTGCCTACATCGTTTCTGATGACCTTCTGTGAATCTGTAAGACTCATTCTTCAGTGTTCCTCCTTTTCTTGTTCGCACATGTGTTCCTGTTTAACTCCATTCATCATCGCTCTGACAGAGACCCCCGTCAGGACCGATGTAGAATCCAAGATGATACGCCTTTTTCGCCTCGGACCCGGCTTTCACGTCCGCGTCGGTTGCTTTCGCGTTCAAAGCCGTCTGCTGCGCCGTGCTGACCGGCTTGTCGGCGTCGGATGTGTTGTTCACGTTGCCGAGGCCCACATCCGACTTGGTGACGCCGTGCGGGTTGCCGGTGGTCAGCAGGCTGTGGTCGTAGGCCGCCTTGCCCCGGTCGCCACGGTAAGCCGTGTCGCTTGTTTCGCCCAGCTCCAGCGTGGAACTGATCTTGACGTAGATGCTGCCGCTCCATCGGTAGGTCTGTTCGGTGTCCAGATCCACGTAGATTTTTCCGGATTCCCCGGTGATAAGCTGCGTGTGTGCCTGGTCCTCATAGAACGCCCCGTTGTAGTAGTAGCCTTCCACCACGTTGTCAATGTAGCTCGGGAGCTGATTGCTCGGCACTTTCCCTGCGCTGTCCAGGCTGGCTACGCCGTTCGCCGCGCCCTTCAGCGTGGTATCCAGCTTTCCTTGAAGAGCGGTATAGATGCCTCCTGACTTGACCGGGTTGTCGCTATCCTGCGTCGGCGTGTCATCGAAAACCAGCAGGCCAGCCACGTTCTGAAGCTCCCCGGCAATCGTGACCGGCGTTGCATTGGCGCTCTCGCCGCTGGTGACAATGGCGTCCCCGACTGCGATGGCCGCCGTCGCCCGGTGCAGCACGTTCAACATCCAGAAATAGCTTCCTGCCGTGTGCTCCGAGGTCGCCGCCGCTGCGGACGCTTCCACAGATTCCGTCACACCGGCGATGGCCCGGTACAGCTCTGTGTCGATCACGTCAAAGTTGTCCGAAAACGCCAACGCCGTGTCTTTCATGACATCGGACAGTTCCGCCTTCGTCAGTTCAAAGTGTGTAGTCTGTGTTGCCATGTTCTCTCTCCTTTACCGTCCGCCGCCGCCCGCTCTGGACATGACCGTAATTTCCAGATAGGCCGTCAGGGCTTTCTTGTCGCTTGGCCGACACCAGGTAATCTGTACGCTTCCAAGCAGCTTCTTCATTTCCCCTTCGTCCAGCTCCACGTCTTCCTTGTAGTACGGATTCAGATTCAGCCAGCAGTTATGACTGTAGCTCTTCTGGACGCTCTTCCAGACCTGCCGTTCACCGTTGTCATAGACAAGCGTGTTCGCGTAGACCGGGCTGTTGCCCCAGTACCCCGCAAGGCCCTGATGCTCTGCCATGAACGTGACCTTCATCAGAAGCTCGTCATTCCGGTTGATGAAGATGATGCCGCCGTTGGCCGCCGTGGCCTGAATGTGGACGTTGGTCGTGAAGGACGAGCACCGGTCAGTCCGCATGATGAAGTCGTCCAGACTCAGAAATTCCGCCACAAGCGGGTCAAGATACAGCTCTCCAAGCGGGATATGCCCGTTCGGGTATTTCGCGCTTGTCCAGGTGCTTCCGTCCGATTTCACCGCCTTGACCACCATGCCCGTGAAGTCAAGCCGCTGTCCAACGATGTACTTGAGCTTCTTCGGCGGGGTGACGATCACAATTTCGGTCGGCACGTTTTCCACCTTAATGCTGAAATCCGTATCCAGCGAAATGTCTACATCCAGTCCTGTGAGACTGTCCAAACCCGCAATGTCCATGTCCAGCATCCAGTCAAGGTCATACAGGTCAGACAGACCGTCAATGTCCAGATCGCCAACGTCGATGTTGTAGTCAATGCCGGTGTCTGGGTCTTCAAACACGATGTCAAGCTCCCCGCCCGGTCCGACAATCGGCGTGATGTCGAAGTCTGTCCAGTCCTCCGGGTCAATCCCGTCCGGAAGCTCAATCGGCCAGATAATTGGGTCTTCGCCGTCCGTTTCGATGATGATGACCGGCTGGTTGTCGATCCAGTCAGGTGTGATGTCCACATCAGGCCAGTCAATTTCCTCAATCGGAAAATCAATCGGCCATTCAATGATCTCGTCCGTTTCCGGGTCCGGGTAGATGAGAATCGGGTTGCCGTCGTCGTCATACCCGATGATGACCGGGATGTCGTCCCAGTCGTCAAAGTCGATGGGCGGCAGGTCGATGTCCAGGTCTTCCAGAATGTCAATCAGCTCTTGCGTCAGGTCGATGCCGGTGCCGCTGTCCGTGTTTTCATCCGGATAGCTCCGCCCGATAACCGTCAGCCGCGCTTTGTCCTTCTGAATGGTCAGCTTTTCATTCGACATTGTTCATCACTCCCCGACTGAAATGACGGTCTTCAACGTGTACTCCACGAGCGCGTATTCTCCCGCCGCAATGGTGATCGGCGTTGCCAGCACGGTCCGGTCAAACAGAACCAGAATCCGGTTGTTTTCCGTGCCGTTGAGGTTCGTTGCACTTCGCATGTATTGGAACCAGCCGATCTCCGAGATGGTGATGTCACTCTGACTGGTATTCGTCACCAGAATATTGTTCTTCACATAGGGATTGCCGTCATTGTCCAGATCGAGAAACGACGTGCGGCTGAAGCTGAGACCGCTTGTGATTTTCGTTTCCAGCGTGTAGTCGTTCTCCGATGCCGCCGTGTTTCCGGACCCGAACCAGAATCCGGCGTCGTTGTTCAATCGGCAATCAAAATATGTGGAATACGGGAAAACATCGGTGCTGTTGAAATACGGCCTGCCATAATAGGTGGTGCCGTTATATGCCTTGATGGGAAGCAGCCCTTTGCCACCGCCGAAACTTTCCAGAATCAGTGCCATCATGTTCTTGAAATTCTTTGTCAGCATTCTTCTCACCTTCTCTCAATACTCAATACTGACCCGCTGCACCCAGCCGCCCGACATCATCCAGCACCGGAACCGCAGATTGTCGCTGACCTTCTCGGCCCAGTCTTCATCTTCCAGTGCTTCCAGAACCGATTTCACGCAGCCGTCCCCGTCTGTCGAAACCTGCGTCCAGGCGCTTCCCGTGTGCTTGAACCACGTTTCCCCGCCGTCAAAGCTCACGTTCCACTTGGTCGCCTCGTCTCCGTCGATGGTGATGTACGACACCGCTTTCTTCGGCGTGGTGTTCTTGAACACGATAAGCTGCGGAAGCGGTACAATCGGGATGGCCCGTACATCTGTTTCAACAACCGGCGCTTCCCGGAGATTCCACTTGCACAGCTTCGGCTTGTACAGGTCGATCAGAAGGTCGCTCTCCGGTGGAAACTGAAAACCGTTCTGGTAGAAGGTCGCGGCGGTCAGAACAGAGATGCCGGTCAGTTCCCGCCTTACCTGTTCGTTGTCCTGATTCAAGTCGATGGTATAGGTCTTCCCGTTCCCATCCTGAATCAGCCATGCCATGTTTTTCCGCCATACGGCGTACAGGGCGATGGTGGCGTCCTCTGCGGCCAGATCTTCTACTTCCTCTTCATCGGTATAGACCACGGTCGTGCCTGCGCTGTTCGTGTCCCAGCCCATGAAATCGTGATTCAGCCGCATGAACCCGTTTTTGAAAAGCGCGGTTTCCTCACCCAGCGGGATTCTCTGCTTCCGCATGACCCCGACGCCGCTGTTCGGCTGATAGTCCACAAAGAAGCTCGGCGTAAAAACCTCGTCGATGCCGTTCACCAGCAGAAAGCTGTTTCCCGTTTCGTCTTGATGAAGGAAAGTAAATTCCGTGTCCAGCGCGGACGGGTAATAGACCACGTTGCTTGCCGCTTCCAGTTGGTTGACGCCGTTCGCCGCCGCGGTCGGCCAGGTGTGAATCTTCAGGATGATGTCTCCCAGATTGCACAGCACCACATCGAACTCCAGCAGGTTGGCCTCCGCCGTGGTGTTGTATTGGCTGTAGCCGCGCCACCGGATACGCAGAACCTTGTTGTTCTCATTCCGGATAAATGCCTCTTCCCGCCAGATGTACCACGATGCCTGGTCGCGGCGGTTTACCTTCAGACCGCCTTCCGCATTCCTCCCGAAATTCAGCCAGCCGTTGCCGTTGACATAGATGTTGTTGGCGACGTTCCCGCGGAACGTGAACCAGTCAACGCCGGTCAGGGTATCCGTGCCGTCGTCCTGACGGGAGTTGTTGCGGATGACAGTCATGTTGTCGGTGCTCTGAAGCATCTCCGCGATTGTCTGATACGTTGCCATTCTTCACCCTCCGTTTACATCGTCGCATTGATGCTGTAGATTCGCGTGCTGTTGTCGCAGCGGTGCCAGCCGACATACATGTCTTTGTCAATGCTTGAGATGTCTACAGTGACAGTCTGCCGTGTCAGCGTATAGATGCTGGATGTATGCAGGTCTACGCCTTCCTGATGATTCAGGCTGTCCAATGTTCCGCTGTACTGCACAAATCGGACGGTCTTCAGGTTTTCTCCCGCAAGATTGCCTTCATAGTAGCCGGTTACGCCGTAAGCGTCCCGTAACAGCATAGTGGACAGGTTGTACTGGCCGCTGTTTCCGGAGCTTTCAATGTCAATGCTCAGATACCGGTATCCGGTTGGAATCGGAATGCTCCACATACTTGATGTGTTGCTTCTCTTCTCACCGTACCAGCTTCCGTCCAACTGCTTCACAAACTGGCCGTTGTTCTGACTGCTGTATGCCATGCCAAGTCCGGACTGGTCGAACAGACTGAATACATCCGGCCATGCGCTGTCATAGGCATCCACTTCTACCAGCAGGCTGTAGTTGTTGGTCGGTACTTCGCAGACGCTCAGATAGCCTTCGTCAATCGTTCCTGCTGTGCCGGTATAGCTGTAATCGTGAATAATCAGCTCTACGCCGCGTGTTCCTTCAATGGTGACATACTCGCCGTCATAGTCAGAAACCTGCTGCGGTCCCATGTACTCATGAACCAGAATGTCGCTCTCAAAGATCATCTCTGAGAAGTCCAGCTCCGTCTCAAACACGCCCGGTTCCGTCTGAGGCGTCACATCCACAACTCCGGCGTAATATCCCATACCGTCCTCAATCAGCGCCGTGACCTTGCTGTATCCGTACACGCCGTCGTCCGCCGCGATCCGGATACCGTTCGATGTCATGTTCAGCTCGGTCAGAACGCCGCCGCCGCCCACGTCAAGGGTGCTTTCCGTCACAGTCACATAGATTTCGACCTTGTGGCTTCCAACGCCTTGCACTTCGCAGCCGGTCGTCACCGTCACCCGGTTTTCGCCGGGCCACTGGTTCTCCTGCGTCTTGTAAACGCTTGTTTCGTCCACAAAGACCTCGACCTCGACCATGGTGGTCTTGAACAGGTTGTAGGTCGCCGTGTACGCCACCTGGAACATGCTCAGTGCTTCCTTGGCGTAGAACAGAGCCTCTCCGATCTTCGTGGCCGTGTCTGCCGGGACGATGACCTGATTTTCTTCCGGCGCTTCGTCC